GCAGTTGACGACCTTCTGGCGGGAGAAAATGAAACCTCACGCCGATTCCATAGCGGACGTTTTCAACCATGACTTATTCTATCCTTTCGGCTTTGAAATGGAATTCGACTACTCCGGTATTGAGGCGCTCCGGGAGGATGAAAAAATCCTGGTTGACATGGGCAAGGTGGCCGCGGACACCGGCGTATTGACCATAAACGAAATCAGGGAAAAGTATTACAAGCTCCCGCCGGTGGAATGGGGCAACGAACCGCCCGCCCAGGCCGCGCCCTCCCCTTTTACCATGATTGAGAAAGAAAAGACGATGATCGTTGCCGGGACGCGGCGCAAGTGGTTCCCGGAATTAAAAAAACTGGTAAAAAATTATCTGCAAAAGCAGATGGATGGCGCCCTGGCCGGCCTGGAAAAAGCGGGTAGTTTCCAAAAGAGCGACAAGGAGGAAATCAAAAAAGGGATTTATGACGTTATCCTGGACAACCTTTCCAAAGACCGGCAGGCCCTGGTTGACAAGGCCGTCAAAATGTACAGTGATGCGGGAGCGGATTTTTATAAGTCAGGATTCAAGACCTTAAAGCCCGGAGAGGCCGCTCCTGATTTCCTTTCCCTGTCCCGCAAAGATTTCATCCGCTCTGCCGTTACCAATTTCGCCGATGAAATAGATAAAACCACCCTTTCCCGTTTGCAAGGTGGCCTGGAAAAATCCATTGCCAATAATGAGACGATGCCGCAGATACAGGAAATGGTGAAAGGAATTTTCGAGGGCACGGAGCGGGAAAAGTGGTATCGGGCGGACAATATCGCCAGGACGGAAATGTTAAAGCTGGAAAATTATAGTGCCGTCCAAGGCTATGTTGATGCTGGCGCAACGCATAAAACATGGGTGGCCGGAGGCCCTCCGAACGACCGGCCCCGCCATACGGCCATTGACGGCGAAACAGTCCCGATAGATCAACCCTTTTCAATCGGCTTGATGTTTCCTGGTGATCCTAACGCCGGGCCGGAAGAAGTCTGTAACTGCCGTTGCTCAATAGCCCCGAGCCTTGGAGAATAAAAAAAAATGACTATTGAATGGCTGGCCTTTATTGTCTTTGCCCTTGGTTTTGTCGCTTGCGCGATCATCTTTGTTATATGCGAGTATATCGGGAGGAAAAAATGGTGATTTATCAAGGGCAAGCTGTTTGCCCGCATTGCGGATACAATGAAATGCTCTTGAAGGGGAAAGGCGCTGATTCATACGAGGCGGCCTGCTCGTTTTGCCATAAGAGATTTGAGATTTTAAAAATCGAGCTCGATCCGGTAAAGGTGAAAAATGGAATTCAATAAATTTCAGATTGAATCTTTTGACCCGTCGAAAAGCACCGACGGACAGCTTGCCGACGATTTCCGCCTGCTGGCCGCCAAGTATGCGACAATGAAAGACGGCGGAAAAACCGAATTTAAAGACCTTCCGCAAGTCATTGAATATACTGCCCGGCTATTAAAGGAAATTTATCAGCGCGGGCATATTGAATTCCATCCGGAAAATCAGAATAAGAACACGCAGGAACTTATGCGGGGAGCATTGCCAAGGGCGGTAACGGAGCAGATAATAACCGAGAAGGCTTCTAATCTGGCGGACGGCACTTTCTCCCTGCATCTTACCACGCGCAAATTTGATTTGACCGCTCCGCGCTTGCTTGCCGGAAAAGACGGAACGATTTATGGCGTTATCCGATTCGAGCCAGCGAAAAAAATTTCGCTTGTGCAATTTGATGAAACCGAAGCGGAGCACGGCTATACCGAGCAGGACAGAAAAGATAAGCTCGGTGGAAAGAGCGATCTGTTTGCTTATCGCGTCCGGGATTTCTACCCTTTTACCGCCATCAAAAAAAGGGCGGAACCATATGACGAGGCGTATTATGCCGGATTGAAACCGATCACCAAGGCCTTTGCGATTGAGTTCGGGGAAGTCGCTAAACGGCTGGAAGGCTCAAACGTATTGGAGGTTGGTTATGGTACCGGGCGCGGTCTGGAAATCTTGAACAATTCCGGTTATCAGGCAAGCGGAATTGATAACTCCGAAGCGGCGCAAAAAATAGCAACGGAAAAGGGCCTGAAAAATCTTTATCTCGGAAAGGCTGAAAGTCTGCCTTTCGGGGATAACTTTTTCGACACGGTTTACTCATTGCATACCCTTGAGCATATAGGAAATATTGAGAAGGCCATTTCCGAGTGCCTCCGGGTTTGCAAGGCAAAATGTCTGTATATTGTACCCACCGGGGAGAGCGCCGATAAAACCCACCGGCATTTATTCCGTAATGTCTATTCCGTAAAGACCGCATTTAAAAAAGTCCCTTTTGCCAAGTCATTTCTAACGCTCGATACCGGGGCGGTCTTGGTGGAAATTGACAAGCGGATCGAGGACGAGTTCGGGATTATTTCAAAGCTCGATGATTTTGTGGTTATCCCGGATTATATTTCGCTTGTCGGCGGTTATGTAAATGGAGATTCCTTCAATGACATTGATTTCGTTTACCGGGCCGAACAGCCGAGCATGGCGACCGAATTGCTTATGCGGAATCAGTTCGACAAAGGAACGCCGCTACACGCAATATGCAATCCGCTCGGGCCGCATGGAGACCATGTTCCGCTTTACGACCTGGTGGCGGTGCGGAAGAAAAGTCATGATATTGTGAAAGTGCAGAAAGCGGATTTGGACAAGGCCAAGTTTGAACCGCTTGCCCGTTTTACCCCTCCAAAAACTGGCGGAGCTTATACGCTCCTGGAATTTTTCGACATCAAGGATTTTCTGGAGCAATGGGCGCGGTTCTATCTCGATAAGAAAATCCCTCTGGACGTTGAAACCAAATACAATGGTTGGCGGACGGTGATGGAAGCGGACGATAAGAAAAATACTCTTGTGTTTTTTGAAGATTCCAAGACAGACCGGAGCAAACAATTCCCCGGAGTGATTGACGACTTGAAGGCAATCGATAAGTCGGTTATCCTGGACGGCGATTTCGGCGGCCGGGATGAAAGCGGAGACCGCCTCGCCAGGATCAATTTGCAGATGTTTTCGGGAAATTCAGTTATTGAAAACAAATTTGAGACTCCGAAGGGAGTAAAGGGCTCGCTGGACGTAACGATCTTTGATATTCCTTTTTACGGCGAGGATTTGCGCGATCTCCCGCTCTCCGAACGCCGGAAGATACTCGAAGGCCTTTTCGCCAAATATGACTTTAAAACCCTCAAGCTCGGCGATTATAAGACGGTGAATTCAGAAAATGAACTTGTATCCGCCATAAAGCAAGCCTCGAAAAAGCAGGGAAGCGAGGGGGCTGTAGTCAAGGCCACTGACGGCAAGTATGAATTTGAGAATATTCAATCCTGGGCCAAACTGAAAAACAATCTGGAATTAAAAGTGCAGGTGACGGACGTTTTCAGCGTCAAGGATTCCCCGGACACTTTTGGTTATCAGCTCGCTTATAAAGACGGCGGGGAGTTAAAAGACCTGGGCCGCTCGTTTAATACCAACGTCAAGGCTAATAAAGGAGAAATTATTACCGTTCAGGTGGCCGAGGTGATTCCCAAGATGGAAGGTGGGAAGATTGTCATTTCCCTGAATTCTCCGCGAGTGGAAAATACCGATCCTTCCCGGAAAGAACCGGAAGGCGCCGGTGAAATAATCCAACGGGCCAGCAATGTCGGTCTCTTGCAATCCAATCCGGAGATTGATAAAATGCTGAGGGCGGGAAAGCTCTTGAAAGCAGACAAGCCGAGGGTTGGAGATTTCGACATAAAGGAAGGAGATGAAGGTGAAGGCGTTTTGCAGACCCACGAGCGGGGGCTTTCCAAAGATCAAGTTGATTACACGGAGCATTTTTTTGGCCTTGTTCCGGTTGAACTGACGGAAGGAGACATAAAAAACCTTAAGATGCTTAAGGCCGGTAAATGGGAAGATTCCGGCTGGCTCGGCTCCGAGGCAATGAAAAAGGCCGTGGATGCAATCAAGCGAGAGGATTTGACCGCGGCGCAACGGAAGGCGCTGGCGAAAGTTGATCCGGTTTCCATCCATACCGATTTCCGCTTGTGGCGCACCGGCCCGGCTAAAGATGATTACTGGCAAGGCGGGGAAGGGTTCACTCCGGGCAATCAATTCAAGGAAAATCTTTTCCTGACGATTGCCGCGGGAGATTCCAAAGACCGGATTATGGCAAATTTCAAACTCCCCCGGGCCGGAGAGGGCAACGCCGAAACTGAAATCAGAGGGCCCCTGGTATGGCTTACGATCGGAGAAAAAGAACCTGCTATTTTTGCCCCAGGTGAAATCGGCGCAACGGAAAACGCTTTCGCCAGAGTTACCGTAATTGATAAGTTTAAGTGGAAAGCCGGAGTGCAAAGGAAGGATTATAAAGAATTTGAATTCGAGGGCAACAACATCTTAAAAGGACGCTGGATTTTCACTCTTTCACCTCTTGAAATCGGAAGCGCCTGGCTTATCGGACGCCCGGCCAAACAAGAATTTGACAGTGAGGCATTGAAGAAAAATTGGGAGATTTCCAAAAAATGCAGTATATTTAAAATAGATGATGAAAAGAAACTTGTTTACGGCGCTGTATATGTTCCTGACGAACCGGACATCCAGGGGGATTGGTCTAACGCTTCCGATTTGGAGGATGCGGCGCACCAATTTTTCATTGATCTTGTCCGCTACGGGGGCCGGAAATCGGGTACAAACCTTCTTCACGAAACAAGCGACCTGGGGCAGGCGGTTCAGATTGTCGAAAGCGCAACGCTTCCGGTTGATATTCAACTCCGCGACCAATTTCTGCCAAAGGGCACTTGGTTTATTTGCGCCAAGATCAACGATGTCGCGATTTGGCGGGCTATCAAGTCCGGCGATTTAAACGGATTCAGCATGGAAGGTGACGCTTATGGATTACAGAAAAAATAAAAAGCTCCGGCAGCTGATTGATATTCGTGTTGGCTCGGTGGCGCTCGTGGATAAAGGAGCGAACCGCAGGCCGTTTTTTCTATTCAAGAGGGCGGAAAGCCCCGAAGGAGATAACATTATGGCGCGACCCATAGAAATGGCAAGAAAAGCCGTGGAGAAGGCCGCCTCCCTGCAAGAAATAATTACCGCCTGTCTCGACATCCTCAAGGGAAATCCGGACGAAGCGGAATTAGGCGAGGTAGTGAAAATGCTCGAGGGAGCAATCAAAAATTACCCGAAGCCTGAACAGGCGGCAGATGGTTCTTATCCCTACCCTTATCTTTATTCCAAGAGCGAAAACGGGAAGCACGTTATCGATCTGGAAAAAGTCGTCGCGGAGATTGAAAAACGCGGCGGGACTTTGAAGGCACACAACAAGGCGGCTCTCGACGGCGCGGTAAAGGTCGTCAAGGGCGCTCTCGATAACAAAGACGAAGAAACTTTAACCGGCGACGCGGCGATTGCGAAAGTGCAAGAGGCTTTCAAGAAATCCGCCGATAACGCCAATATCGCCGCCCTCCTGGGCGTCGAAGGAAAGTAAATCATGGGAAAAATAATTTCCATAGATGAGGACAAGTTGGCCGAACTCGCCAATACCGCCCTCAAAGAGAAGGCCGAGGCTTTCAAAGTCGAATTTCGCAAGGGCGCTTTCGACATCCGTGACCAGAAAGACAGCGAAGGCGAACCGGCCGGGAACTATGGCCGGATCCTAATCAAGAAAAAGGCCGACTGCTCGCCCGAGGAAAAATCCTTCCGGGAATTCAACGACGACACGCTTTTGGCCGGCATCCTGCTGTCCGGGAAAAATGCGACCGCCGAGGACGTGGGTCGCAGAATCCGGGTTATGAAACGGTTTAACGACCGGATCGGGCAATTCCGGGAACGGGACGAATTCGCGAAGGCCATGGACACCGCGACCGCCGGAAGCGGCGGCAATTGGGTACCCACCGGCTTTTCCGCAGACCTGATCGACCTGATCCGGGTGGAGGCCCTTATTGCCCCCCTGTTCCTGGCCGTCCCGATGAGCCAGAACCCTCAGTGTTTCCCGTCCGTTACCACCGACCCGAGCGCCTATAAGGGTGCGGAAAATACCGCCCGGACGGCGGGATCGGTAGGCACCGGCAAGATCACCCTCACCGCCTCGAAGGTGATCGTTCCCGTGGAGTACTCCTACGAGCTGGACGAGGACGCGGTTTTCTCCATGATCGTCATTCTCAAAGATGTGATGGCGAAGAAAATCGCCTATGCCATTGATGACACCATCGTCAACGGCGACAGCGATGCGACCATGGACAGCAACATCCCCGCTGCCTCCGCGGCTGGCGGCTACCTCCGCAACTGGAAAGGCTTGCGCAAACTGGCCATTGCCCAGGGTTCGAGCGTAAAAGACATGAGCACTTTCACCTGGGCGAACTGCCTCGGCCTGAAAGCCCTCCTGAAAAAGTATGCGCTCGCCCCGAGCAAGCTCCGGATCATCACTGGCCCGACCGGCTTGACCAAAATTGAAGGCCTGGTCAACACCAATGGCGATCCGTTGTTCCCGAACGGCCTCGGCCCGGATTCCAAGCTGATGGGCGTTCCGATAATCGGGACGGATGTCATGCCCGAGAACCTGAACAACACCGGCGTTTATGACGGCACCACCACCGACAAAACCGGGATGCTGATTACCCGCACGGACGCCTATATGATCGGCAATCGCGGAACCCTGCTTGTGGAAACCGACAAGGACATTTCCGCGCAGACGAACAAAGTAGTGGCCTCCGTCCGCAAGGATTTCCAGGCCCGGCAAGCTACCACTGAGCCCACGGTAGTTTACGGCTACAAAATCAGCTAAAGGGGCATAAGCGTCTCCTGTTTCCGCCCCTCTCTCTGCAAGGAGAGGGGGGCTTTTTAACATCAAGAGAAAAAAAATATGGCTGATTGGGTAACAACCGCAGACGTAAAATTATACGCCGGAGTGGCAACGGCGGACACGGCGAAAAATACGCTGATTGCCGCCAACATTCCCCGCGCCCAGGCCATGATTGAGCAATACCTTTTGAAATCCGGCCAGGTGTACGGGACTTTTGTCGATGTCATAGAGTATATTTCTCCCGTTCCGTTCACGAAAAACATATTTACCCGCCTCCATCCTTTTATAACCACATTGACTTATGTCAAAGAGGACACGATAGAACTTGTGGAGGGTGACGGCGCGGATTTTATTTGCGTAAAAGAATATGGCCGCTTTGAGCGCCAGGGCGGTAACTGGATGACTGGCGCGAAAAAAGTCGAAGTAAAATACTCTTGTACCAACATCGTACCGGATGACATAAAACTGGCCCTTCTGGAATACGTCTCGGTACTTTGCAATATAAAATCAAAGACTTTCGTCACCTCCGAGGGCATAGAGCGCTCGGTGGAGCAGGGGATTCCTTCTTTCATCACCGACCTTTTAAACGCGAGGAAAATCCCGCGTTGCGTCATGGGGTAAAGCGGTGATTTCCGTTACCATCAAAACCGAAACCGCGAGGAAAAATCTGGCGGCGCTGTCCGCCAAGTTCCCCGGATTCCTTGATACCGCCGCAAAGAGTACGGCCTTTTTTGGCATACGCCGGTTGATGCAACGCACTCCGAGGAAAACCGGTCACGCCCGGCGCGGATGGGGCCAGCCCACGTCTTATGCTAAAAATGCCTACCTTATCCATAATGAAGTGCCGTATATTGGATACTTGAACGAAGGCACAAAGGCGCACATTATTTCACCCCGCATTAAAAAGGCCTTATTCTGGCGGAAGTGGCCGGGCGCTCCGATCCCTCCAAACTCCACTGGAAAATATAAAGGCTGGATATTCGCAGGAGTAAACCACCCCGGAACGAAAGGCCTGTTTTTCGTCGAACAGTCTATTGCGGACATGAGAATATATTTGAATCAAAATGTCGAGCAAAAACTTAAAGCGCTGATAAACAATCCGCAGGGAGTGGCCGCATAATGGCTGTTTACAGAAATCTTTGGACGCTGATTAAAAACAAGCTTGATGCCGACACGGCATTGCAGGCATATTTAGGAATGCCGGTTATTTGGGGAAGGCAAGATAAAGATTTCACCGGATTCCCAGTGCTTTGCGTTGACCTGTCCGATCGCCCGATTGGAGAAAGCCCGATTTCCGTACCAAAGAGGCGTACCGGCAGGCTGACTATTTTTGTTGGTATAAAAGTGCGGGGCCAAGATACGGCGCAATTAATCGTTGACATCTTGCAGGGAATAGAACTTGTTTTAAACGCCCTTGATTCGCTTTATCCGAATGCCCTGCTTTTGACCGTCGATATTCCCGGTGAAGTTCTGGTCTCAACGCTCGCCAACGACATCAAGGACGCGACAATATCAGCAACCTTAGAATCACAACCCTTTATCATGGCAAACCGATAGGAGGCACTTATGTATTACTGCTCGGATTTACATCAAGTCGGGCTGGCTCTCGGCTCGGGAGATTATGGAACGGCGGCCGGCTCAATAACCCGGGGCCTGCTGGTGGAAACTTGCGACATCCAACCGGAGCGGAAAGTCGAACCGGCGCCAGACGTGCGCGGCGATCTTTCCGTCCGCAGAACCGGGGCCGGAGGACAGGATTATAAAATATCCCTCGGCGCGGCCCTCGACGTGGGGGATTCAAGCGGGGCCGGGATTGGCGATATTCTCGCCTCAGTCCTGGGGAAAGATACGGGCACCTCGCTCGGCGGAAGCAAATACAAACACCGATTGCAGTTGGACGCTACTTGCGCCCCGCCCTGGTTCAATATCTGGACGGACATTTTGCCGACACCGAAGCAGTTGACCGGCATCCGGTTCGGTTCGTTCAAGATTTCCATTGACTCCTCGGCGACCATGATAAAATTTACCGCAGACGGGATCGGAAAAGAGCAAAGCGACCTGGCGGCCCAAACGCTGTCTTTCGCTTCCGCTCCCTTGCTTGATCCCCTTGCCGTCTCGGTATTTACGCTCGGCGGCGGAACGGTGATAAATTTCGACAAGGCCGACATAACGATAACCTCGGAACTGGAGGCCTTCCGTCCGCTGGCGAACAGCCGCCTAATCAGCCAGCTTTTCCGGAAAAAGTTCGACATCGATGTCGCCTTGAGCGGCTTATCTTTTTCTGATGAAACGGAAAGAAACAAATTCCTCGGTTCGCAGACCGACACCTCGCTTGACCTCAAAATCCTGGACGCGAACTCGGATTATCTGGAATTTTATTTCCCGGCCATGAGATATAAAACTTTCAAAGATCCGGGCATTGCCAGGGACGATTTGCTAAAAATGAGCCTCACCTCGCTTGTTTTGGGCGATCCCGCGAACTGGTACGTCGATATCAAAAACGGGTATTCCAAGCGGTATGATACCGGGGCCTCGATCTGATTGGGAGGCGCAGGAGGCCCGGAAAGGCTACCGGGCGGCTGATATATGCCGCACCTGCTTTTTCGGGCTCTCCTGCGCCCCTTTGATGGATAAAAGCCAAAATAACGGCCCTTTTAAACTGCTTTTTTAACAATAAAACAGGAGGCAAGCGTGAATCTGGCAGAAAAAGAAAAGCAGATGGTTCAAATCTCGGTAAAAGGCCGGCCCGAGGATCTCGAGCTCTTATTCCCCGATCCGGTAGAATTTAAGTTCGGCGGGAGGATCTATGAAATCTATCCTCTGCCGATTAAAAAGCTTCGCACAATCGAACGCCTGAAAAGTTTTGGGCCCGACCAGAGCTCCGAAGCCTTTGATGCCGTGGTAAAAGCCGCCTCTGAAATCTTGAACGAGCCGGATGTCGCCTTTATCGAAGAAAACCTCACATCAACGGCGATCATTATGCTTTACAAGGCCGTGGGAAAGGCGGAAACCCTGGCGCTGAAATCACTTAATCCCGAGAATAAAAAAAAAGCAGAAAGCAACGGACAATTGGCTGGATAATCACCTACCTATTGCTTGAGACATCTATTACTTTTAAGGAAATACTGGACATGACTCAGCCGCAATTATTCCTGGTTATGAATTACATCCAGGAAATATCAGACGCGCGAGATGATGCTCGCCAGCGGAAAGAAAATGAAATAGAAGCCATCCGCTCTTTGCGAGGACGGAGATAAAAAATCATGGCCGCGAGCAGAATAGATATTATAGTTGCCGCCCAAGATGCTTCAACGGCAACGCTCCGCTCGGTACAACAGGAAGTCAATAATACCGTTGTCGCCACGGAAAAAGCCTCGATTAATTTCAAGGCAATGGCCGGGCAGATGAGCGCGGCAGGGAGTGGAGCAAGAGGCGCAATAAACGCAATGGCAGGGTTCGGGCTCTTGCCCGGACCGATTGGCAATGTGGCGATGGTCGTTACAAGCCTTGGCATTTCGCTAAAAGCCCTTGCATTAAACCCAATTTTTCTTGCCATTTCCGCCCTTACCGTCGCGGGGAGTTTAATTTATAAGCACCTCGCCCAGCAAAAAGCGGCCGCCGAAGGAGCAAAACAGTTAAATAGGGAGCTTGTTCTGTCTACGGCAACCACGGAAGCCGAAAAAAGCAGGCTGCGTATTAAATATTTAAAAGAAGATCAAATAGCACACAAGACTTGGTCGAAGGAATGGATTGAAATCGAGAGCAAGATAATCAAGGAGGAAGAAAGCCTGAGAAACGCCTGGAAATCTAAAATCTACGAGTTAAATGCGGCAATACGGAAAAATCACGAGGA